GTAGAGCTTTCGAAAAAATTTAAAGAAGTTGAAACGAAATTCAATCGTCCAGACCTTGGCGGTAATGGAGCAGAATACAAGACCGCAGGAGAATTATTAATTGAGTCAGATTCTTATAAAAACATGGGTCAAACAATGAACGCACGTCAAGAGTTAAAATCATTCTTTACACTACAAACAAAAGACTTGGATTCCGTTGACGCAAACGGGGGATTATTAACAGGGACAACACGTATTGGCGGTGTATTTGCAGATCCAGACAAGCCAATGACAATGAGAACACTATTGAACGCTCAACCAACAACGTCAAATGCGATTGAGTACATTGTAGAGACAGGCTTTACTAATGCTTCTGCAATTGCACCAGAAAAAAGCTTAAAACCTCAATCAGATTTAACATTTGATATTGAAACGGCAAGCGTTAAGACTATTGCTCATTGGATTCCTGCAACACGCCAAATTATCAGCGATGCACCACAATTGCGCTCATATGTTGATAATCGTTTAACATATGGATTGCAATTAACAGAAGAAAGTCAAATTTTATACGGCTCGGGTGTTGGTGATAATATGGCAGGGATCATGACAAACGCCAATATTCAAAACCAAGGACAACGACCAACAGACGCAACGTCTATGATCGATTGGATTAGATCAGCCATTACAAAATCAGTATTAGCGGGATACCCTGCAACGGGAATCGTTTTACACCCGACTGATTGGGAAGCAATCGAGCTTTCTAAAGGTTCGGACGGTCATTATATTTGGGTAAGCGTTACGGATGGTGGAGCGCAACGTTTATGGAGAGTGCCAGTAGTACAAAGTACGGCATTAGTACAAAGCGAATTCTTATTGGGTGGCTTTGGTTTAGGTGCTCAATTATGGGATAGAGAACAAGCAAATGTTCGTGTATCTGAACACCATGCGGATTATTTTGCGAAAAATATGTTGGCGATTCTTGCCGAAGAACGTCTAGCATTAACGGTTTATCGCCCAGAATCATTCGTAAAAGGCGACTTTACACCATTAGCGTAAATTAAAACCGACATAATGAAACAAACTATATAGCATAGACAAACGAAGGGGGCAAATAAAGCCCTCTTTTCGTTTGGGTAAGTCAAACACATTAGGAGGTTTTCAAAATGAAATTGACGGCTTTACAAAGCTTTTCGCCTAGAGGGGCAAAGTTAATCAGACAACACGAAACCTTTACGGCAAATGAAGCGGATGCAGAAATTTATATAAGAAACGGTTTAGCGTCTACTTATGAAGAATCGCAAGCGCCAAGCGATATTGCACAAATTAAAGTAGATGGGGCACCAATTGAAGTTGATCCAATGGCAGACGTTGAAAAGTTTTATATAGAATCGGAATTGCAAGAAAAAAATGTTACTGATTTAAAGAAAATTGCAAAGAATAAAGGCGTTAGTGGTTATACGAAAATGTCAAAAAGCGAATTAATTTTTGCTATCCTTGCCCATCAAACGGCAAATCAAATCGAAAATATGGAGGAATAAAAATCATGGCAAAAAATCCAAATGAACCTAATCAACCGCAACAAGATACAGAATTTGCAGAGGATCAAACACCAGAAATTAAGCCGTCTGAACAAAAAGACGCTAGAGGGGGAAACCACAATCCCGAGGGAGCAAATCAATACACAAGCGGACGTGTAGACGACCGAGGACGCAAAGAGGACAACAACCAAAGAGAAAATAAGGAGCGTAAATAATGGCTATCATCAATTTACAATCCATTGCAGACAAAGCCCGTTATTTCGAAGACGTTCAAAACATGAGCGCAACAGAAGCGAAAGCGGAAGCATTAAAACAACATGGCTTTGACGAAGAATTTTCACCAGAGCTTGGATCGGAATTAGATAAGCTTATTAAAGCGGAAAACATGACGGAAATGTCCAACGTATTAGGTAATGATCGAGAAAAGATTATTAACCGACGTAGTACGGAAGTAAACGCAGAACATGAGGTAAACCCAACGCCACCAACAGAGGACGAAGGAGCAACAACACCAACAGAATAAAGAAGGTGAATTTAAATGTCTTTTATTGAACGACTCATGACCGACCCAAACGAGCAAATAACAATGATCCAAATTAAGAATTGGCTCAAAGTCGAACATGATTTAGACAATGACCTTTTAACTCAATTAAAAGAGGGTGTAATACACCAAGCATTTAATTTCATGCAAAACGACTTTACAGAAGTCGATCAAATGGGGGAATTGGTAAATATACCGATTCCTTTTGATGTTAAAACGGCTTGTTTGATATTTATTGCCTTTCTTTATGAAAATAGAGGCGATCAAGTAATAACAATGCCCTTAAATTGCATGAGATTACTTGCACCATATAAAAGGTTGGTTGGAACATGATTGGACAAATGAAAGACCGTATAAAAGTTGTGCATATCAACAAAATCGACAATGGACGGGGCGGTTTTCAACGTCGAGAAGTGGAAATAGGGACATTTTGGGGATCTATCGAGGAACAAAGCGCACGAAATATTGTTGAGTATAGACAAGACGAAATGAGAACCAATACACGAATAATAATGAGAAAAGATAGTCGTATTACTAGAAAATGTGTGCTTTATGCGAGAGAAACAAAATTTGAGATTGAAGAAATTATTGACGAAGGTTCTTTTATAAATATATTGGCGGTAGGTGAAAAAATTGGCTAATTTTCAATTTAGTTTAAAAAATCAAATGCCCCAGATAACGCACATGTTACCAATTAATTTCGAAAAAGCCATGCTCAAAAGTGCAATCACTATAAACAACGAAGTAAAAAGAGTTTTAACAGGGACTAGAAGCGGACGCACATACAAGATTCCTGCAACCAAAAGAACTTATGTTGCGTCTGCACCAAATGAAGCCCCTGCCATCCGTCTTGGGGATTTAAGACAAAAATACAACTATAAAGTATTGGGAAAAGGATTTAGAGCAACGGGATATGTAGGAAATCCATTACCTTATGCCCCAATGTTGGAATATGGAACAAGCAATATGTCCCCTAGACCACATTTAAAAGTTGCTTTTAAAAATTCCAAGAACAAAGTATTAGAAAATTTCAGAGGTTTAATGTAATGAGTATAATTACGACCTTATACAACGCCTTAGAAACCGATACCGAATTAAAAAGCATTTTAGCCAATAGCACAATAAATCCCGAAAAAAAGGCAATCTATGATCATTGGGCAGACAATGAAACATTAAAGCCTTATATCGTTATACAGTTTGATTTTGGAGAATCTTATCATTGGGCGAAACGTGAAACGCTCTTAACCGTTGACATTTTTACAGATGGTGACACGGTACAAGCCGAACATATTCGGAATTTGGTCATTTTGAGAATTGACCGAGAAATTTTAATAGACCCCGAGGACGGGGCTTTCATCCGTTGCTATTTAAATGGAGATAGACCAATAGACGAAGCGGAAGCGGACGAAATAACACATTGGAATATAGATTTTTCTTTACACCATTGGAGAAATTCATTTGTTCAAACATTGGAGGAATGACAAGTGGGAGATATCATCAAAGATTTTCATATAACACTTGACTTAGTGAAAAATGTTGAAGGAAATCCCTCTATTCAAATAAAAGGTAGCGATTTTAATTCAGTTAAATTTGCTTTTACTATTTTGGATAATGGGGAAGTTGTGGATTTAACTAACACGGAAATACGCCTAGCAATTGAAAAGCCTTCTAAATTAACTGTATTCCAAGATTGTGTTATTACAAACGCCTTAGAGGGTTTATGCGAATTAGTGTTAACAAATCAAGGATATGTTGAAGTGGGCAATCATCAAGGTGAATTAATTATCACAAAAAATGATATAGCAAGTACCACCGATTCTTTTAGTTTTTTATCTGTTAATTCTATCTTAGATGATGAAACACTAGAAAGCCAAAACGATTGGCAAGCCCTTCACGAAATTATGCTAAACGCTCATTTAAGACCAGAGCTAGGAGAAGGAAGCCCAAATGGTGTTGTTATGCCAACTTATATAGGACAAACCTATTTAGATACATTAGGTAAATCAATGTATTTTGCCTCCAATCTTACAAATAATGAGTGGTTGCCATTTGGCATAGGCGGGGAAGGCGGTTCGGGTATTGTTTATTGGAACGATGTTTTATCAAAGCCAACGACATTCCCTAGTACGCCTCATACTCATGTTTGGAATGATATTAGTAATCCACCGACAACTTATACGCCATCCGAACATACGCACGATGAATACTTGACGGAAGCGGAAGGCGATATAAGATACAACTTAAAAGGTGAAGGTGGAGGAGGAGCAAGCGAACCTTCACAATGGGGCGATATTACAGGCGTACTTGCAAATCAAACCGATTTACAAATGGTTTTAGATGAAAAAGCAAATGATACTGATTTAACCAATAAAGCCGATTTAAATCATACACATACTTTTGATTCTATTACAGGAAAACCCGTTTCATATCCACCCGAAACACATTCACACCCAATCAATCAAGTAACAGGATTGCAAACGGCACTTGATGGAAAAGCCGATGATTCAGACTTAACCAATAAAGCCGATTCAAACCACACCCACACTTATACAAGTATTACAGGCAAGCCCTTAACTTTTCCACCAGATGCACATAATCACGGATGGACTGAAATTACAGGAAAACCAACAACATTCCCACCCGAAACACACAATCATAATTGGGTGGACATCCAAGGGAAACCAACAACATTCGATCCAACGCAACACACTCATTTATGGGGAGATATTACAGACAAGCCCGCAACATTTACACCCGAAACCCATTCCCACCAAATTAGCGAAGTAACAGGGTTGCAAGAAGAATTAGACGAAAAATTTGATAAAACAGGTGGAACAATTGACGGTGATTTTACAGTTGATGGGGATGCTATTTTTAAAAATACACCAACAAATTCTGGAATTTCCTTTTTATCAACAGTTGACAGAAATATTTTACAGTCCTCTAATGCACCTTTAAATTCTTTTAAGCCTTTAGATATTATGGGTAGTGAAGTGACGATTAATGGAGCAGTATTTAAGTCTGGTACGGTTCCGAATGGTACGATTTTATGGACAGGTAATTTGCAAATGACACAAGCGCACGTTATTACACCTAGCCAACCAATAGATAATTGTCAAAATGGATGGTTGTTAAAGTGGACAGGTAGTATCGGTCAAAATGTCTGTTATGTGCAATGTTACAAATTTGCAGGAAAAGGCGAATGGACTTTCAATGCAATGGCAGATGTGGAGAGTTGGGCAACAAGTCAAACAGTTACAAAAGTAATTATGGTTAATGCGGGTGGCACAACTATAACAGGACATAACGACAACACGAGCGCAAACAACGCAGAACGCTATTTACAAGCCGTTATAGCGTTTTAAAGTAGGTGAAACCGTGCAAAGAAAAGATACATTAGACATTGAAGGTCTGGACATATCCAGTTATCAGACAATAACAAATGCTAACCTTTTATATAGCAAATCAGAGTATATAATTCTTAGAGCATATGGAAGCGATCATAGCGGGGCAGGAGATACAACATTTAATGCTAGGGTTGCACAAGCACTAACCTATGATGTTTTAATTGGATCTTATTACTTTGGTTGCCCAAGATATTTCCCGACAGATGCAGAAGCTATTACACACGCTCAAAGTGAAGCACAACAATATATAGATAAATTATATGGAGCATTTGGAGAAGGTAAAGTAGGAGATTTAACGCCCTTTCTTGACATAGAAGAATATACCTATATTCCAACCAGTACGGCAGGATATCCCAAGACAAGCGGTATGACAGGAGCACAATTAATTGTATGGGTCAAAGCGTTTAGAGACTATTTTTTTGCCGAAACGGGAAGGCGACTAGGTTTTTACTCTAATCGTTATTTTTTACAAGATCCTTCACAAATGGCAATAACAACCCAACAATTAACGGAAATTTCGGATATGCCTTTATGGCTTGCCGAGTATGACCAATATTACGGGGGAAGTACGGGAAATGTTCAACCTCAAAATTTAGCAGGGTGGGACAAGTGGGTTTTGTGGCAATATTCCGTGACCGCAGACAGTCCAGATTGGGGCATATCATCAGCGGGGAATCAAGTTGATCATAATCGTTGTAGCGATTTATCTTGGTTATTGCCTCCACCTAAAATAACGAATTGGGTTATTTCTGATAATCACAACGGCACAATTTCCGTTACAATCGATCAGCCAAATATACCCGACTATTTAGGGACTAGTGTTTATGTTAATGGTGTATGGAGAGGGTGGATTGCTAAAGCTAATTTAAGCGATACCGTCACCATAACGGCATTAACAATAGGACAAACTTATAATGTCCATTTAGTGACAGAAGATAATTACCATGACTTTACGGCAAGTGATACCAAACAAATCACCTTAACAGAATCGACAACAGGAGGGAACACCATGCCTAAAAAGACCAATGGACTTACAACGGAAAGCGTAGAACGTTTTGTCATTGATGCAGGAGCGGTATACGTTAATTTATTTGAGCCAGAAGAAAGACTTTTAGGGGCAACCCGTGGAGGCTCTACATTTGCTATTGAGCAGGAAATAAAATTAGTGGAAATTGATTCTGTCCGTGGAGCTACAAAAGGAGCACGTCGAGTTGTTGAAAGCAACGCACGATTAACGACAAATCTTTTAGAGCTATCAACAGAAAACTTATTATTAGCAATTGCGGGATCGTCAGCAACGAATTACACGGACACGACGGAGATTCCTGCACCAGTAGCACCAACACATGATGAAATAAAACGTATTCGAAACGTTACGGACATTGATTACTTAAAAAATATTGCGATTGTCGGTAAGATCCAAGGAACCGATCGTAATATAATTTGCATGATCTACAATGCATTGGCAGACGGTGGCTTTGAAATGGCATTTGAGGACAGGGAGGAAGCGGTTTTAGAGGTAGCTTTCACCGCACATTATGACCCTGCAAATGTTGAGGAAGAACCTTGGAGCATTTTCTTACCAAAATAAATACAAACTAAGCCTAGCCCAAAGGGTTAGGTTTTTTTAATTTAAAGGAGGAATTTAAAAATGAGAGATTTAAACACGATGGACACATTAAAGGTTGCAACAATCATTGGGAAAATGGGAATGAGTGCGGGGGAATTGCTCAAGGAAAATATGAATGATCAGCAAATAGGCTTAATTTTCTTTACGTCTGCTTTACAGTATGCAGAAAAGGACATTCGAGACTTATTAGCAAGCATTTCCGAAATGACACCAGACGAATTCGACAAACAACCCTTTGATTATCCATTGGATCTAATCGAACAACTAAGCGAAAAAGAGGATATCCAACTTTTTTTCGAAAAAGCGCAGAAATTGGCGCAAAAAATGTTCGCAAAGCAATAGAGAAAATGTGTGCCCGTTACGGGTGGACATTGCACTATATTTATTCTTTGCCGTATATGTGGTTTTTCGATCAATTGGACGAATTAAAAGAGGCTTTACAAAGCGAATACAAGGACGATTTAACGTTACACGCCTTTGGATCTTGGCAAATAACAGAAGTATTAAAAGCAATGATAAGCGGTGATAAATACAAAGCAACACAATTTGGCAAATACCTAGAAAAAATGAATTTGAGCGATCCGAAACCATCAACGGATATTGATAAATTTGAAAAATTAGCAATTCAACATGAGAAACAAAAAGCCCTTGAAAGCGCAAGCGAGATTTTAGAAAAGTTTAGAAAGGGGCGAGACAACAAGAATGATTGAAGCATTTAAACTGATAGGCTCTATCTCCTTGAAAGGCGGGGAGAAGGTCAAAGGTGTTTTAAAAAATATAAATAGTGCCGTCGAAGAATCGGGAATGAATTTTCATAGCCTTGGTACGGGCTTAAAAATGGCAGGGGGTGCCCTCATTGGTGTCGGTGCCTCAATGGGGGTACTTGGTGGAGCCGTTGCAAAATTAGGTATTTCCTACAATGCCATGCAAGAACAATCGGAAGTGGCTTGGACAACTTTACTTGGCTCAAGTGAAAAAGCTCAAGAACAAATGAAAGGCATTGCCGAATTTGCGAAGGCAACACCATTTGAAACGGAACATGTTGACGCAATGGCTAAATATATGCACAATGCAGGGCTTGAAGGAAAGGCAATGTTTGACGAACTCATGAAAGTGTCAGACGTTTCAAGTGCCTTTGCTATTCCTGCACACGAAGCGAAAGAAATGGCTAGACAGATGTCTCAAGTACGAAATGCAGGGGTTGCCTACACGGAAGACTTGAACATTTTAGAAGATAAAGGCGTTCCGATCATGAAAACCATTGCCTCTAATCTTGGTATTACAACGGCAGAGGCTAAAAAAATGGCTAGTGAAGGAAAAATAACAAGTGAAATTTATTTACAAGCCTTTGACAAAATAGCGGGCGGGGTAAAAGGAGCAAGTGAGGCACAAAGCAAAACATTCAATGGCATGATTTCCTCATTATCCGATGGTGCTAAAATGTTAGCGGGTATTTTAACAGAACAATTGTTCGAAAAAGCTAAAGGATTTTTGGAGCGAATTAATACCGTTGTCGGAGATATGGTGACAGTATTCCAAGAAGGCGGGAGCTTGAAAGAGGCATTAGCTACATTCTTACCAGACGCAACCGCACAAACCGTTGTTAATGTCTTAAATGGGATTACAAACGCCTTTAAATGGATCTTTAATAATTGGCAAACGATTGTGACGGCACTTGCAGGAATAACAAGCGCATTTGTTGCCTTTCATGTTATTACGAATATAGTAAAAGCCTTTCAATTATTTAATGCGCTCATGATTGCATATAGAGCGGGAACCGTGGGAGCTACATTAGCACAATGGGGCTTTAATACGGCATTACTTGCCAATCCTATTACTTGGATAGCTCTTTTGATCGGTGCTTTAGTCGTTGCAATTATTCTTTTATGGAAAAATTGGGACAAAGTGTCTGCCTTTCTTACAAAATCATGGAAAGCCATAAAAAGCGTTGGAAGTAGCGTCTGGAAAGGAATTACAACAACTGTCACGGGAGCAGGAAGGGCAATAGGTGACAGTTGGAACAAAACAACAACCAAATTGACAGGATTTTTTACAAAAATGTATTCAAATGCAAAAGAAAAATTCAACGGAATTAA